TTTAACCCTAATCAACCAAGACAATAAGCAAGAGGTGGAGTGATGAGTAGAAAAATAAAATTTAGGGCAAGAGCTGCAGTTAACGACAAAGTGAATGGAATCAAGAAATGCGATTGGGTTTATGGCTCTTTCGTTGAGTCAGGATGTGATGCACCTTGCATTATTTTCGGTGATGGCGAGCAAATTGAAATTGACAGAAATACTTTAGGGCAATTCGTTAATATTTTGGATATGGACGGTGAAGAAATATATGAGGGTCATGAATTGCTTTTCTGTGATGATGATGGGGATTCCTACCCTATTGGAGTTGTTAAGTGGTGCGATAAAGATGTTGCTTTTGTCGCATGTGATGGGAATGGATATAACTGGTTTGGTAGTTCTGGTGCTGTAGCTGCCGACTATTATTCGCATAATATTAAAACACTTTAAACAAGGCGATAAGCAATGAGTGAAGAATTAAAGTCATGCCCATTTTGCGGTGCCGATGCTGAGATTGTTGAGTGCGCCAATACACATGCCGGCGACAGTAATCAGAGGAAGTGGTTTTCTCCAAAATGTTTTTGGGATAACTGCATAATTTTACAAGGCCAGTACGAAACAAGAGAGCAGGCGGCTAATGCCTGGAATAATCGAACCCGTGCTTAGTTCATTTCCATTTTTCTCAAAAGTGCATAAAATGGGTATAAACCGACACAAAACGGCCAAAAAGGTGAACAAAAATGCCAATAAGTGAACAAAACCGCGAAAAACTGATCAATTGGAGCAAATTTGTTGCTGCAGTTGGGTTGTTAATTACTGCCTTTGCAGCCGCTTTTGGCTTCGACAAGGTGCCAACACTGGTAACGAGCTCACACATGAACAAGGCCCAGCTTAGGTTGGCTGAGAATGATTGGCGTGATTATGACCGTGACATCAGGATGCTCAAACGTGACCGGCGAGCCATCATGCAGCAAAAGTATGATTATCAGCAGCGAGGTATACCGGTGGCACCCAGCATAGCCGAGGAAGAAACCGATATAAATGACCAAATAAAGGAATATAAGGAAAAGCAGCGCAAGCTTGATGAGGAAATACAAAAGCGTAAATCTGGCTGAAAATTGCCAAAGCCCCAATGCCTGATATGATATAATTTTAACCAATTAACAACAGGGTAAAAATTATGTCTGCCAAAGGTTTTGAAACAGGCTCCCTCAATGTAATAAATGAATTGCCGGCCACGGCAAGCAATCCAACAGACCCTTTGTGGAGTAGGCCTGATATCGCATCGGCCTTAGATAATTTATTGCAGAGACTTGGCGTTGCAAAGTGGACGCCTACGACTGTAGAGGCCCCAGCACTACTGGACGAGGCGAGTATAGCGCCCTACCCGCTAACCATCACAAACACAATACAAAAGCAGAATATTGTTTCCTCCGGCCCGCTGGCGTATACGATCTCTAATTTTATTATCGACGCGGACGCGGACAACACGTTTAAGGGCTTCTCAATAGAAAACCTTACCGTAACGCCGGACGGCTTCCTTACCGGCGCGTTTGCGGACGATAGCCCGTTTACCGGTAGCCCTACTTTCGGCTTTGGCTTTAACGCCGTAGTTAGCTCCTCGACTGGCGATACTAACTACCTGGTCGGCGACCTATTCGACCTGCACGGGCCTAGTAACTTTACCTCAGTTACCGAAGGTGGCGACACGTTAACCGGCCGCTCCATTACCTTCGCGTTTAAGATCGTGCCGAACGGCGCTAACGTGGACGTCGTAACAGAGCTACGCGACACAGATACAGATGCCCTTATTGTCTCTCATACAATAGCGGATATTCCACCGACGACTAATAAGCTAGGCATAGGTGCCGTGATTGAAACCTCTGGGCCGTCCGCACAGTTCGACCGCCATTTCGACAAGATAGCCGCTGGCGTTGAGCAAGTCGGCGGCGGCGTTGCTGTAGATGAGTCAGACCTACCAGAGGATGGCGGATACTTGGTAACCGGTCTGCCAGAGCCTGCACTTTCCAGTATTGGCACGATTTTAAATGGCCAGATAGTCGGCATAGAGAGCGGAACCCTAGGAAGCAAAAACGGCAATAACGACTACGTCTATGCAGCAGGTGCTCAGGATATTTGGGGTGTTAAAAACTTTGTAAACGGTCTAAGTATTGCAGGCAGCAAGGTAGTATCGTTTAACACCCCGTACACAACGCTAGACGCTAACGACTCCGACTACACGTACACTATGCCTTTAAACTCGCGAGCCATGGACGTTACGCGAACCTATCCAGGGCCTAGCACGTTTACAGTGATGTTGGATGACAATCTCTCGCAGCCTGGTGATTGGTTTGAGTTTATTGTGCCTACTGAGTTTACTAATAACCAGCTACGTATGGCTTCCAGCGTAGGCCTACTTTTTAACGTATCAGCAGCTAACGGTGGTGGTGGAACTCCCGGCCCTATAACGCTAAAAGTAGGCCACAGCTACCGCGGACGCCTGCTCAACATGGGTGGCGTTATCGTATGGCAGGTTGAGGAAACTTTAATGGAAAGCCAGTCCTCTGGACTTTTCGATACTACCTATGTCACTGAAAACTACAGCACTCCGCTGGTTAATGTTGGCACGGAAAAAATAGGCAGTTGGCTTAATGTAGACTTATCGAACAGTAATAATTTAGCCCCAACAAACTTTAATTTACCAACAGGCCCAGGCGTAACAGCAGGCGACAAGATAATTGTTTCTTTTGACCCAAACGATGTTAATGCTTTTGCTTATGGAAATTGGCCTATTGGTGGAACAAATCTATTTATTGGTGAGCGCTCCACTTGGGAATTCACAGCAACAAATACAGTTTCCTGGAATGCTAGGAAAATGAGTTAACACGGGGGTATATATTATGTCAGAGGGTACAATTGCAGCAGGTGATTTCACGTTAGGAACGCCAGTAGCTGTTGGCAGTAAATCAGGCTTTGGTTCATTCCAAGGCTTTTTTGATATTAGCACTATGATTGCCAGCATTGATGCCAGCGATTCGGTTTTGTTTGTGGCCAGGAAGCAAATGCAAAGTGGCGGCGGTGTTAAGACATTTGCCAGCGCACGCATTACAGGTGCCAACTTACAAAACGCCATCACCCAGGGCAACCCAGTTGACCCGTTAATATTCTTGCCGCCTGTAGTTGCTGCAGCCGGTTACCCGTTACAACTTGAGGTGACTTGGGAAGCAGGCACTCCAAAGGATATTGGCTGGGAACACATTAGCTTGGTAGACGGCTCATAATGTTTGGCATCCCTGCTTTTTTTCATGTTTACTTTGTATCTAGCGAAGCGCCGCCATCGGTAAATTGCCCTTTGGTGCTTTACAGCTTCATTGATGACCAACCATTAGTATTGGATAGCGTGATATGTCAGTGCGAACAATAAAATTAAACGAATTCGGTAAGGAATTGCTTTTATTTGCAGGCGTAGATATTTCGGGCGCCTCAACCTACACGGTAAGATTCTTAAAGCCAGACGGCACAGAGGAAGACAGAACAGCAATACTAGGTACTGAGGAACGCACGGAAAAGGATATAAACTGCCAAACCGTTACATTACCAGCCGACTTTTATGCAACTTATGTCATTGAACAGGGTTTAATTGACCAAAAAGGTTGCTGGGCTTACAGATTATTGGCACCCGGAGCAAGTGAGAGCATTCCTGGTGAGTGGGGCAACTTCAAAGTAGTCGATTGATTTTTAAAGAGTTTTTTATTTTTAATGCCCTTAATTGGGTATTTTTTGTGTCCTAAATTTATACAAACTTTACAAAATTGCTGCTTTTTAAGTTATTGCAACTTATCCACAGCGATGCTATTTTTTGTCAAACTGATTTGATTAGGTAGTTAAATGAAACAAAAATTTGACAACGTTGAGCTTGAAACGGCTGTTTTGATTCCATACGTAAACAACTCACGCTTGCACAGTGAGGACCAAGTAAAGGAAATTGCAGCAAGCATAAAAGAGTTTGGTTTTACCAACCCAGTTATTGTTGACGAGGAAAACGGCATTATTGCTGGCCATGGTCGCGTAATGGCTGCTGAGTTGCTTAAACGCAAAAAGGTGCCATGCGTGCGTGTTACCGGTTGGACTGAGGCCCAAAAGAAAGCCTACGTTATTGCCGACAACCAATTGCCGCTCAATGCTGAGTGGGATTTGGACACGTTGCGCCTTGAGGTTTCAAGCCTTGGCGAGCTTGGCTTTGAGTTGGACTTGCTGGGCTTTTCTGATGATGTGCTTAAGCAGCTAACCGATATTGAGGCAGATTTCCCAGAGTTACCGGATGGCGGCAAAGACCCGTTCCAGCAAAAAACCTTTACTGTTCATGACAACCAGGCATCGGTAATTGAGGCAGCTTTGGAAAAAGCCAATAAAGACCCTATGCTTGATTCAAGCCTTAACGAAAACAAAAACGGCAATGCCATTTCGCATATCTGTGCTGAGTGGTTGCGTTTAAAGGCTGCAGCGGAGTAAGCCATGGCATCAGCTAAAGAAATTGTAATTAAGCCAATCAAGGCATCCGTTGCCAACAATACGTGTAAGCGCCTGCACTACAGCGGCAAGGTTGTGCCAAATAGCCAATTGCATTTTGGTGTTTTCCTTAATGGCAAGCTTGAGGGTGTTATGCAGTTTGGCCCAAGCATCAACAAAAAGGGCACAATAAATTTGGTTAAGGGCACGGGCTGGAATGAGTTTATTGAGCTCAACCGGATGGCCTTTAGCGATGTGTTACCACGCAACAGCGAAAGCCGTGCAATTGCCATTTGCATGCGCCTTATAAAAAAACACTATCCGCACATTAAATGGGTCATAAGCTTTAGCGATGGCACGCAATGCGGCGATGGTACCATTTACCGTGCCAGTGGCTTTGACTTGGTTGAGATACGCGAAAGCGATGCGCTGCGCCGAAACCCCAAAACGGGTGAAGTAGTTCACACAATACAGGCCCATCATTTGATGATTACCAAGGAATGGAAAACGTGGCCAAAAACCAAAGGTTATCAATTAAAGTACGTGTATTTCATAGATAAAAGCTATCGTGAAAACCTAAGCGTTCCGGTTTTACCGTTCACAGATATTGACCGAATGGGTGCTGGCATGTATAAAGGTCAACGTATTTCACTTTCTGAGCGCTCCAAGCAGGCTACTGATTCCGACCAGGAATCAAGCGGAGGGGCAGCACCTACCGGGGCGCTCCAATCATGACTAAGCAACGCTTATCCAAAAAAATGAAACTGTTCCTTGATGCACTAGAAGCCGCCAAGGGCAACGTTTCGCTTGCGGCTGAGGGTAGCGGCATATCACGCCAATCGCATTACAACTGGCTAAAGGACAACGCCACGTATGCTGAAAAGGTGGAAGATATAAACGAAAGCATGATTGACCTTGCCGAAACCAAGCTTTTTTTAAACATCAACCAAGGTAACCAACGGGCCATTGAATACTTTCTTGACCGCAAGGCCCGACACAAAGGCTATGGCCAGCACTTGGCTTTAACCGGTAAAGACGGGCAACCAATCGAGATTGCTGCAAGTTCCCCTGAAAAAATCCAAGCTGCACGCCAGCAAATGGATGAACTATTCCCAGAAAATTAAATTATGCGTGATGTTCTCGAGTGGGAAGATTTAAGCATTGAGCAAAAGGCCGCACTTAAACAAAAGTCGCGCACCAACTTTTTAAATTTTACCCGTGTTTGGTTTGAGCTTACCCAAGGCGAATTGATGCAAGTCAATTGGCATCACCGCATGATGGCTGATGCAGTTGAGGAAGTTATCAACAGGACGGCCGACCCAGTAAATTTAATTGTTAACATTCCACCAGGCGGCACCAAAACCGAATTTTTTAGCATCCACTTACCTGCTTACCTGTACACCAAAGCAGCTGAGCAGCAGATTAAGCGTTTTAGAAACCTCAACATTTCATTTAGTGACAGCCTGGTAAAGCGTAACAGCAGGCGCACCCGTGACCTTATTGCCAGCCGTGAGTTTCAAGAGCTATGGCCATGCACCTTTGGCGTAAACCAAGCCGAAGAATGGGATATTGTGGATAACAAAAATAAGGTGGTGGGCCAAACCGTGAGCCGTGCCGGTGGCGGTCAAATAACCGGTGGTCGTGGTGGCTACCTTGGGCCTCAGTATTCAGGCCACGTAATGCTGGATGATTACGACAAGCCCGATGATATGTTTTCGGAAACCAAGCGGAAAAATAACAACCGCAAACTGGTAAACACCATTCGCTCCCGGCGCTGTGATAAAACAGAAGAACACCCAACCCCAATAATTGCCATCCAGCAGCGGTTGCACGTACAGGATTCAACCGGCTTTATGATGAGTGGCGGCATGGGTATGAAGTTTCGCCAAATTGTTGTGCCGGCACTTGTTGACCGTGACTACATCAAAAGCTTGCCTGAGCCATATCAAACAATGTGCTTGGAAACCGTCAAAGATACGCCAA